AAATCAGCGCATTTTGGAAGAAATGCAAAAATAACCGTGCCCGTGCGGATCACGGGAAATTGGTTTTGATTGGAGTATCAAAATGGCTTTAGAGAAAATTGAAATTGTTGACCGCATCGAAGTGGTCGAAAACGGCTGCATTCAAGTTCGCACCAAGACCGCCATCAAAGAAGATGGTGTTGAAATCAGCAGCAAGTTCCACCGCCACGTTGTTGTGCCCGGTGCTGACGTAAGTGGCGAAGATGCAAAAGTGCAAGCCATTGCCGCATCCATCCACACCGCTGACGTGATCGCAGCATACAAAGCAGCCAGCGCTGCTCAAGGAGTCTGACATGGCCACCAATTCCCAGATTGCATTTGCACCACAAGGCGAGACCGTTGTCGTCGCTGCAGCCGTCGCACCTCCTGCCGGCGTTCAGGCTCCGGTCTACGACAAGTTCGATGCCCAGGGCATGGGCCAGTACCGCATCGTCAACGGCAGCCAGAACACTGTGTTCTTGGGCGTCGGATCAACTGCTGCACTGGCGACTGCTAACGCTGTTGCCCCTGTGGCCGGCAACCCATCTCCGGCCATCGTGCTGGTGCCTGGTGCTGTGGAAATCCTGCGCTTTAACCGGACGGTCTACTTCAGTGGCGCTGCGTCCTCTGCCTCGACGGTCTACATCGTGCCTGGCGAAGGCTTGTGATGTTGGAGACAGACGTGATGTCAGAGAGCAATGAGATTGACCTGGTGAAGTACGGCGTCTTGTGGCAGAAGGTCCAAGACATGGACAAGAAGGTCGACAAGATGGAGCGCAACGTTGAGGAGCTGCTGGCGCTGGCCAACAAGGGCAAGGGCGGTCTGTGGTTCGGCATGTCTATCGTCTCTGGCGTCTCGGCTGTGGTCGGTTACGCCTTGAACTACTTTAAGCACTAGCCATGTCTGATCAAAACTTAGCCCACGAGTTGGCACTCATCAAAGAGCAGGCCAAAGTAGAGCTGAACAAGCTGCAAGCGCAAAGCACAGCAAAGGAAGTGGCCGGTAAAGCCATTGGCGAAAGCGGCCTGTTTTACATCACGCTGATCATTGTCATCGGTGTTGGTTCCAGTGTGGTGCTTGAAAATGAGAAGATCGCAGCAGTCATGGGTCTGCTGGGCGCGGCTCTGACTGCGCTGATCTCCATGCTCAACGGCATTGCTGGTGCGAACGCCAAGCAAGAGAAGCCTGAGTTCGAGGTCATGAAGCAGTTGATCGACAAGCTCGACCGACTGGATCGTCCAGAGCAGCCCATGCGTGTGGACGTTGAAGGCGATAAAGTTACTGTTCGCAAGGGTGATGACGTTGTTACCGCCAAGAAGGAGTAATCATGGACTGGCTCAAGCAGATCGCACCAACCATCGCCACCGCACTCGGTGGCCCACTGGCCGGCATGGCCGTCTCGGCAGTCTCCAAGGCCATTGGCGTGGACGAGGCAAAGGTGGGCGATTTGATCGCCTCCAACAAGCTGACCGCCGACCAGATCGCGCAGGTCAAGCTGGCCGAGATCGAGCTGCAGAAGCAGGCGCAGGAGCTGGGCCTGAACTTTGAGAAGCTGGCCGTTGAGGACCGCAAGTCTGCCAGGGAGATGCAGGCCACCACTCGCTCGATGATGCCTCCCATCTTGGCCGGTGCTGTGACTCTGGGTTTCTTCGGCATCATGGTGATGATGTTCTTCAACCAGATCGACAGCAACAACCCAGCCATCCTGATGATGCTGGGCAGCCTGGGCACGGCCTGGACAGGGATCATTGCCTACTACTTCGGCAGCTCGGCTGGCTCGCAGGCCAAGACCGATCTGCTCTCCAAAACCACCAAGTGAAGACACCATGAAACAGAACTTCGACGCTGCATTGGCTGCCGTCCTACACCACGAGGGCGGCTTTGTGAACCATCCCAAAGACCCAGGTGGCATGACCAACCTCGGCTGCACCAAGAAGGTCTGGGAGGAGCACTGCGGACATGAGGTGGACGAGAAGACCATGCGCGCGCTCACGCCTGCCGATGTTGCGCCTTTGTACAAGACGAAGTACTGGGACAAGGTGCGCGGCGACGAGCTGCCGTCCGGCGTCGATTACGCTGTCTTTGATGCTGCCATCAACAGCGGCCCAGGAAGAGCTGCAAAGTGGCTCCAGGCGTGCGTTGGCGTCGAGCAGGATGGTGGCATAGGCCCAAAGACTTTGGCGGCTGTGTCGGCCTTTGACTCGCAGCAGCTCGTCGAGGACTATTCCAAGCGCCGGCTGTCATTCCTGATGGACCTGCCAACCTGGCCAACCTTCGGCAAGGGCTGGGGCAGGCGCGTGGCTGATGTGCAGGCCAAGGCCACCGGCATGATCGGCTAAGACGGCAGGCGCTCGCCTGTTTCGAAGGCCTCGCGGCCGTCTATTGAGTGGTGCAGCCAGACGCCATCGTCCAGCGTCGGCTTGCACCAGCAACTGCCGTTTGTCTCGTGCTCGCGCAGGTCATTCAGCGGAACAATGTGCCAGCCTGCGCAGTTGCAGTCCCGGCCCTGGCGGCAGTTCTGGTTGCAGCTCATCTTTTACGGCACGCCTCTCGCATGGCCGGCGTGAAGTCAGGGTGAAACGATGCCATGCTGCAGTCGATGATGCGCCTCTCTGGTGCCAAGGCAGCAGACGCTGCGATCAGGACGATCCAGAGGCAGACCACCAGTATTGCGGCCAGCACCACCAGCATGGCGGTGGCCATCTTCTTGAGGTTGCAGCAGCTCACTTCAGGTCCAAGAACATGCAAGCGTACTTGTGGCGCTCGCCTTTGGAGTCAATGTATGTCTCACCGCAGCCGACAAACCACTCCATGAGCAGGATGGCCAAGGCGGTACCGATCAGAAGGGCCAGCAGGCCATTAAGCAGCTTTTTCATTTTTGACCTCCGAAGGTGGCACCCAGCCCATTGCGCGAAAGCGATCCAGGATGTTGGTGGACGCTGCCGGAACGTACTTCCAGTCAGAATTGAGCAGACTGGCCCGTTGGGCCAGCCAGGTTGGTTGTTGCACTTGTTGCGTTTGCTTCACGTTCGGCTCCTTGCCAGTTGGTTGCGATGACCGCATATTACCACGATTTCCCACAATCTAATCAACTAAGGACAAACCCTAGTTTTTCGTCTTTTTCGCAACGATGACCTTTTCCACCTTTTCCAGCGTCGTGAAGCGGTGCTCATTGGCGCATTCGTAGCGTCGATACTTGGCGTTCTCTGCACGCTGGCGAGTTTCCTTCACCAGCGTCCAGGTGCCGCAGACAGGGCACTTCATCAGTACGACCTCCAGATTTCGATCTCGACGATCCACAGGTACAGCTTGAACTCGCCAAGGTCGAAACCGATGGCAAAGTACGGCCAGCGGCGTGGGAACCAGTCAACACTCATGCGCAGGCGTCTCTTCATGCTTCCTCCTGCTGCTGGCTGGCCAGCCCCTGCTTGATGTAGTGCAGCACCTGGGCGGCCAGCGTCCTGGTGTCTGCATCAGCCTGGCGGCGCAGCGCCAGCTCAACATCTGCCGGAATCCGGATCGTCATGTAGCGATCCTTGGTGGCAGATGCCGACGACTTGGAAGTGGTCGGCGCGTCCATCAGATCATCACCTTCCAGTCTTCGGCCAGCATGTCAGTCTGACTGGCCAACCACGGCACGCGAGCGCCTGGAGTGTTCTGTGCGTCTGCAGGGTAGTTCAGAAACACATAGGGCAACGTCATCTTGCTGTGCTCATCAGGGCGCTGCAGCTCAAGCCACATGCCTTTGCCGTTCCAGCCTGCGCGGCACACATGAATGCCTTTTTTCAGGCACTCAAGCGCCAGGCCAAATGTCATGGCGTCGCATTCGCGGTAAGCATCCTCAAACGCTTCCTGTGGCGACCAGGATTCGTATCCATCGGCATAGCGCACGCAATAGCCTTCGCGGCCGGACTCGCTGTGCTTCTCAGGCACGGCTTGGATGATCTTGGTTCCGATATAGCGTTTCATCAGTCAGTCCCTCCAGCGTTGGTGATGGCAGCTTCCTCGAACATGTCGGCCGTGGCCTGGCCGGTGGCCAGTTCCACAGGGATGCCGTTGGTCAGCAGGCTGACCAGGTCGTCCTGGCCGGCCACCTCGATGTCGAACCGGGTCGAGGCGGCGTACTTGATGGCCTGAGCCTGGTTGGCAGCTCGGATCAGGCGGTGCTTGTTGGTCTCGGTGTCGGTCACCACATAGATGCGCGTGCTCATTGCTCGGCCTCCTGCATGGCCTTTGCGTTGATCATGATGCTGGCCACCTGAGAGTTGGCCTGCATCAAAATCTCCGGCAGGAAGCCAGAGACGATCTCGAAGGGCTGCTTTTGCAGCACCAGGACGAGCTGCTGCACCTTGGCCAGCGTGAGCTGCACGGTGATCTGGCTGTCGCCAGGAATCTGCACCTGGGTCGGTGCGGCTTGTTCTTGGGTCATGGGCTCTCTCTGTTGGTTGATGAAAAGGCGCTGATCTGCCGCTTGGCATCTTCCGCACCTTTTCCCACTATACAACAGAATCCCACACTTTCCAGATATTTAATCCAGTCCTTCTGCTCTGGGCTTAGGCTGCCGCCTTTGGTGCGCTTCATCTCAACCCACAAGCGCCAGGCAGGCACGAACAGGTCTGGCACGCCAGAGGCCACGCCTTCGGCCTTCAGGCGGCCGGCTGTGGCCTTGCTGCGCGCGCCACCGTTGGGGATGGCAAAGATGCGCACGTCTGGCCAGGACTGCCGGAACCAGCGCACCAGCTCGCGCTGCTCCTCGTGCTCAAGAGGAATGCGGTCGGCGGTCAAAATGGGCATTCGGCCTCCCACTTGTCGCAGGCGTCCACGGTAGATGCAAAGTCCTCCGGTGGCGTCATGAAGAACTCGACGCACAGGCCGTCGACCCCGTAGTGCTCGCATGTGTGGCAGCACTTCGGCGGCCCAGACTGCAGCCACTGGCGATAGTCAAGCAGGAATTGTGGTTCTGGTGGTCTGGTGGTCATGTCCAACTCCTCTTCAAAACACGGTGAAACTTCCCGTCCATTTTGTACTCGATGGCCTTTGGCGGCTGGCTATTGCTCATCTGCACTGCCAGGTATTCCAGCCCTTCGCTATCGCCCATGCGCTCGGCCTCGGCCAGATGTGCGCCTGACGAGTTGGCCATCTTAAAGAGCTGCTGCATCGCACGCTCTCCAGCATAGCCATCATGCAGAACCGGCAGGTACTCGGTGATCGGTCTGTCGGACAGGCTGCCATAGTAGGTGCAGGACAGCATCTCCTTGCCACTGGCCTTGCTGATGTGCCTGCGCCAGTTCCAGCTCGTCACATCCAGGTCTTTGCCTTCCAGGCCCATGATGTCGTCCTGGTGCAGCTCCAGCTTGCGCTTCTCAGGCTCTGGGAAGGCGTGGCCACAGGCCGAGCACACGCGCGCTGCAATGGCGCACAGCTCGCCACAGTTATCGCAGACCTTGACCGGTGCTTCACCGTTGCCCTCTCCAGCCTTCTTGGGCGGCTGCACAGCGGTGATCGGACCGTGCGTGGCCACCACACCGGCGAAGTCCAGCACCAGGCAGTGGTCGGTGTGGCTCTTGACCCGCATGCCTCGGCCTGCCATCTGGACATACAGGCTGGCGCTCATGGTCGGGCGCAGCATTGCGATCAGGTCAATGTCAGGATAATCGAAGCCGGTGGTCAGCACGTTGGCGTTGGTCAGGGCGCGCAGTCGGCCAGCCTTGAAGTCGGCCAGCATCTTCTCGCGTTCCTTCTTCGGCGTTTCACCCGTCACGCAGTCAGAGGCAATGCCGTGCTGTTGTAGGACTTCGGCTACATGATGGGCGTGCTTGACACCTGTGCAGAACACCAGCCAGGCTTTGCGCTCTCCAGCCAGTTCGATCACCTCGCGCACCACCCGCTGATTGTTGTCGTCGGTATCGACTGCGGCCTGCAGCTCGGCCTCAATGAACTCCCCGCCACGCTTGTGCACGCCAGTCACATCCAGCTTGGCCCTGGTGACCTTGCTGCGCAAGGTGGACAGATACCCCTTAAACACCAGCTCCTCGATGCTGGTTGGTTCAATCAACGCATCAAACAGCGCAGGTTTGTCGGTGATGAGGCCATGACCTAGCCTGTAAGGGCTAGCTGTAAGCCCCACCACCCGCATCTCAGGGTTGATGGCCTTCAGGTCGGCCAGGAACTGGCGGTAGCCACCTTCGTCCTTGTGGTTGACCAGGTGGCACTCGTCAATGATCACCAGGTCAACGTGGCCGATCTGCTTGGCCTTAGTGCGGATGGATTGGATGCCTGCAAAGGTGATCGGCTCCCCGAGTTGCTTTTTGCCGATGCTGGCCGAGTAGATGCCCAGCGGCGCGCCAGGCCAGTGCTGGCGCATCTTCTCGGCATTCTGCTCGATCAACTCCTTCACATGGGTCAGCATCAGCACCACGGTCTCTGGCCAGTTCTGCAGCGCGTCCTTGCACAGCGCGGCCACGATGTGGCTCTTGCCGGACCCGGTGGGCAGCACCAGGCAGGGATTGCCTGCATGGCCTGCCTCAAACCACGCATAAAGCTGGTCGATGGTTCGCTGTTGGTAGTCACGCAGCATTGCTATCCTTTGCCGCAGCGATGGCGGCACGGGCTTTGTTGACTGCTCCTTGAAGGTTGTGTCTTTTTTGGAAGTATTCGGTCGCGTAAGCACCCCAAGATTCAATGTCGTCAGCCGCCTCTTCCAGCGCCTCCAGCAGTTGCGCGTTGATGCGCTCCAGCTTTTCAATGCGGCGAAGTCGTTCGCCTGCCATCTTGTATTGCCAGTCGTGGGCCTCTTCCAGGCGGCGCAGTTCGGCGGCGGCTTCTTGGCATAACAGACCAACAGGATGCCAAGTCGTCCCAGCTTTCCAGTCGTTGCCGTCATCCACTCCAATTCGAATGTCTGCCGGAACGGCAGCCAACAACTCCACCAGAGGCACTTGGTTAGCTTCTGTCATTTCTTTTCTCCTATGCCGTGGGCGGCTT